GATTGCATTACAGCCATTTTTATTCCCCTTTATAGGATTTGTTAATCAGAGCTTTACCAGCATCAGTCTTAGCTACAGCAGCATAAGCCTTGGCAAACTCACTTTTCTTCAGTTTGTTTTCGTCCATGTAGGACTTTACGAGGGCATCCAGTTTGTCAGCAGAAGTAGCGAACTCACCGTCTACGTCAGACTTACCAAATTCTTGCATAGCTGCATCGAATGCTGCATCAGCGGCCTTCAGTGCTTCCATGATTGCTTCATCTTCGGAGAACTTAGCTACGAGAGATTTAGCGACAGAGATGTCAAAGTGTGGCAGAACTTCACCAGCACGTTTTGCCAGTTCAATGTCAGCCTTCTCAACAGCAGCAGCTTCAAGTGCTTTAAGAACTGGTGCAGGGATGTCAGATTTAACTACCATCTCGCCTTCAACTTCCAGCATCTCAACTTCAGCTTTCTTTTCGATAACATCAGATTTGATGACGTAGCCATTTTCAATAAGACCTTTGCGAAGACGCTCGTTCTCAGCCTTGAGGGTGTCAATTTCGACTTCCTCTGCTGTTGCTTCTTCTGCCTTATCTACTTCTGGAGCTTCTTCCATTTTAGCGGGTTCAGCTTCTTCCTCTTTCATCATGTCGTAGCCAAGAGCTTTCATAGCTTCTGGTCTCCCACACGACTTTTCTTCCATGTATGCCTTTACTTTGGCTTCCATTTCTTCAGTCATTTTAATAATTTCCTCTTCGGAATTGTCACGCTTGAAGAGACTAACCATCGCCTGTGCATTGGCTGGACGGTCCACAAGGGACAGTTCCTCAAGTTGCAAGTTTTTTAGGAGGTTAGGCAAGATTAAATCTCCTCTTTCATAGCACGACCGCCAATGGAGAAGGCCGCAAGTTCGCCAGACTTCACCATAGCCCAGATGCCATCGTCGAATACTTTGTAAGCAACGACCCATCCTTCACGGTCAGACTGGATACCAAGAGCATCACCGATTTCTTTGGTGATAGGAAGCGAGTGGACTACTGTGCCAACTTGCTCTCCTGTGTGCATAGCCTTGCCGACACGCACATGCTCCATAAATTCGTTTACAGCTTTCACAAGTGTGCCAGCTTCGATAACATCCCCTTGGCGGTCTACTACAGCTTCACCCTTTTCGGTTACTACTGAGGCCCAGCCATAGACCATACGCTGTTCTTCGTCGGTCTTAAGGATTTTACCTTCTATATTCTTTGTCATATCACTCACTGATGTACCTGCTTCCCACATACGGCATGACCAGTAGCCAGCCTTTGTTTTGTCCTTCTTGGTGTCACACGAATGACGGGAGCGAAAATTGGCACGAGCCTTCGGGTCATCACGACGGATTTCCATGTTAGGGTCGCCAAAGGTAACTCTCTTAACCTTGCCACCGTCCTGTACGAACACTTCAAACTTCTTGTTGCCGCCTTTGATGCGACGAGGCTTGTTAAGTGTTACTTTCTCACCTTGGTACTCTGCCTTAGCAAACTCTGTCTTTATTACCTCAGCTACAATAGCCCTGAGAGCCTCTATACGGTCCACTGAGGAGCCTTCTTCCTCTTCTATAGCCTCACCCCTGTCATAGTGCGCTAGGTAAGCCTCATGGCTCTCTCCGGGCATATAAACAGCCTGACCATCGTAGTCGTGAACGTGAACCTTGCCTTCAAGACCTATATCCATGCTACGGGAGACTGCTTCTGGCTCCGTAGTGAAAATATCGTTGGCATATTGTGCCTTCTTCATGGACTTCTTACTTGACGAAGGGTGAGATGAAGGCAGAAGGTCTTTATCGTGATTAGCTGACTTAGAACCGCTTACGATCTTAAGAAAGCTGTTGACACGGGCCATAGCCCATTGCTCAGGTGACTTTACGCTAGGACGAACGCTTGAGGGGTTAGTCTTGTAAGCACCAATACCACGATCATAGACCGCTTGAAGCATTCGCATAGTTACCTTATACTTAGACTTCTTGTTATGCGCTTCCATCTTATTTTTGAGGCCAGTCTTTGACATTATAATACTTTCGCTAAGTAGCCCTTGAAGATGCCAAACACTATTGCGTTGTTGTCTTGTGTCTCACAACGAATACGCAGGTCTGAGTTCTTGGGGGCAATAATTGCTGGATCAAGGCTTATATCTGAGTTTCCACCAGTGGAAGATGCAGTAAAACAAGCCATTGGTAGGAATACGCCATTAGGTTCTCTTATCTCAACGTAGAAATCTACGGCTGCTGATGTTTTAGCACTGACTGAGCCATAGAACCCTGTCATAACATAGTAGTCTTGGCTACTGAACGTGGTTGCAGACTTTAGGGACTGTTGGAAGCCCAGAGGAATATCAATGTGTATCTTAGTGGCGTCTGAAGGTATGCCGCCAGATATTGTTGTATCCTCATACACAACCACACGACCAACTAACTCTGTACCACCACCGTTGCTAATTCTTGATACTCGTGCGAGGGCTGTATCTAGTGTTACCTTAGTCTGTCCACTGAGGGTTACATTCTGTACGACAAAAGTAAATTTTCCGTCTGATACTGTGTGACCTTCTACCCTAATAACTTCTGTATCTGATGCAGATGATGAGGATATACGAGAGATAGAGTTAGTTGAAACGTAGGTTTCGTTTCCACCAACGGTCCAGACTGTCTGTAAGCCAGAGGTAGAAAGCTGGGCAGAACGACCAAACTTGAGTAAAGACTTAGCCTTGCGGTCGATAGAGACTAAATCACCTGTAGAAGCCTGTATCTCTCGTTCAGCCTGTACAAGTCGTCCGTCTGGGACTTCATATGTACGCTTCTGCCATCCACCAAACATCTGATCTATTTCCTCTGTTATAACGACGTTAGGGTCGAAGGGTTTACCAACATCAGGTCTTTGTGTTACTATATTTTCTGCAAGTAAGTTATTAACTTGGGTAAGGCTTGTTGAACCTAATGTCGGGTTACCTGTTAATATACTATCGACAGAAAAGTTTTCTTCTTCTGTGAGGGTAGCAAGAGAGACAACAGGGTTTGTTGTGAGTATACTGCTTGCTTGTACATTATGATCTTGGGTGATTGCCGTTGGTAAGACGACGACATTACCAGTAGTAATATTTGTGGAGGATAGGCTTTGAGCTTGGGTTATAGCCGTAGGAGAGACTATAGGTTGACCCGTTACGACAGAATTTACGTTTGTAACGTGATTTTGGGTTATAGCCGTAGTAGAAATTACGGGCTGACCAGTTACGATGGAAATTACGTTTGTAACGTGGTCTTGAGTTATTGCGGTGGTTTGTAATACTGGATTACCAGTAGAGAAACCATCAGCACCAATGAAATCCTCATTTATTATGGGTTCACTGGCTTCGGTGAGGATTAGCCCACTATCTTGCTGTAGAATCCTGCTGGTCATGGCCCATAACCCTTATTATGCAGGATCAGGTATACCGATAGTAAATGATCCTAATGAGAAAGTGTTTCCAGAAGCAACTACTTGGCTTGCCGTAAGAGAGCCTGTAGCAAGTAGACGAGAGTTACCTGTATCAACTATAGAGTAGTGTGTAGCCGTACCACTGCCTGTCACTGAGGCGTCTGCTACAGCAGCTACAACAACCTCACGACCACCACCAGACCTGTCAGAAGGGGCAGCAATGGAAAGAGAGGTTGAGTTACCTAGAGTGTAGGTAGAAGTGGCCTCTGCATAACTTGCAGCTTCTTGAGAAGTGATGTCAATTCGGTTAGCCTCAGTATCTAGTACCGTAAGGCCATTGTCGAATACCCTGTTGTTTAGAGTTGCCATTATTCTTGATCCTCAGTTGGGGTCTCTTGTTCCACCTCTGGGTCATAGTCTAGTTCAGCAATACCCATAAGGTCACTGATAACTTCTGGGTGACTACTAACGTCAATACCTGCACCATTGAGGTTACGTAGGAAGGAAGAAATCTCACGCAGATCGTGTGGAGCGACATCACCAGCCTCAATGGTTGGCATCATGTCATAGTTCAGACCGTTCAACTGCCAAAGACGCTCGACCAACTGTTTGTTGAGAACATCGACGATTGCTTGGATATAACTCTCAAGCGCACGGAGGAACAGGTCTGTCTTCGACTTGGACAAGGCGTAAGAACCACCAGATGTCCCAAGAAGAAGAAACTCAGAAAGCATAGAACGTGCAATGTCATGTTGATAACGGCTAACGATAGGGTTAATGTCTATGTTACGTTTACCATTGGACGCCATGAGTTCTACATCAACAAGTCGTGTGCTACTAGGCGCACCATCTTTATCAGGGTAGGTATCCGAAGGAAGGATAATGTACCCTTGTTCGTTGAATTTAACATCACGTAGGACTTGCTGTAGGTTTTGTACGAAGCCTGACTGTGCAGCGGAAGCATCCCCTGAGAGGTACTCAGCAGGGATACGAGCTACAGGAATACCTGCAAGTTCACGCTCTACTGCAATAGCTTCTATCGATTGTAAGTTGTTAAGATACTCGTAAGAAGTATAAGCATTGCGAAGTATAGAACGACCACTGGGGTCTCCATTAAGGCTAGTAGTACGGTAATATAAAGATTTATTGAGGGGAATGTAGTTACGACCACCCATGAACCCCACTTCTTGCTCAATGCCTAAGACATCACCAGTCTTTTGCTCTACATCAAACTTCGATACAGTCCAAGGCGCACGGGACGCAATCTTACGTACACCAATACGTCCGTCAGTGTACTTAGAGTTCTTCTTCGGGGAACGCTCAGTAGGACCAACACGACGCTTGTAGATAACTTCAAACCAACCGAAGCCATACGACAAATAGGATAGAGCATCTGATATATGGTCATCCAGAGTGTGATCCATGTCATCAAGGACACTCTCGACAAACTCTTTCTCTACCCTAGCTGCATCACTGTTATCAGCAGGTTTTACGTGAAGATCAATGTCACGTAGTATCTGTTCAACAGAATACATGACAGCACCTACGGTACTATCGTTATCACGCATCTCACGATACTTACGAATAGCTTTCTTGCCACGAAGCTCAGGCAGAAACTCATCAGCACGGATTTGACCGTTGTACGTATTATCGCCAGCTACACCTAATGTGGTTTTAGCTTTCGCCTCTGAGAGTTTCTTTACCATTGTATCTATCGCTTCTTTACTATTAGCGTGAAAGTCCCTTAACACTACTGTAAGCGAGGGTCAGTTTGGGTTTCGTGTATCCGTTGAGTGAGAGGTCTGTAATTGCCCATACGAGGGCATCAAGTCTATCTGGGGAACCAATCGACCCTAGTGGTTCCCATGTTCTCATTTGTGTTTCTAATTCGTTTAGTGTAGCCCCATCAGGGGGATTAGCTACGTGCTTAACAAGACCACGCTCGTATAAGGCAGATATGGGTTCAGCACGGGCAAACTTACCGCGAGATGCTCGTACAGCTTTATAAGGGACAGTCTCATCTTCACCGTGTATGGTTGTTTTAACCATGTCACCACCTTGGTTTACCTCAGCTACAATACGGTCAGCTTGATGGTGGTGGTATAATTCTATGGCCTTCATAGCCCACCCTTGGGGAGACAGTCTATCTGTGTAGTCACCTAAGACGTAAGCAACACCGTTGACATCTATACCTGCAACGACAATACCTGTCATATCACTTTCAGCATTAGATGTAACAGCAGGGTCAAGTGCAACGACAATACGGGCTAAGTCAGGTACATCCTCATGTTTAACTGAGGCATCATCTAACATAGCCGTAGTCCAAAGTGCGCCTTGAGCTTCCTCTAGCACTTCAGCGTAGAGTTCCTGTCTACCTAACCGTGTGCCTTCGTATTGTTCCTTAACAGCAGTTAAGTATGTACCTGCAAGGTTAGATGAGTTATCAAAGGTAGACCCTGTAGTAACTATAGTCTTAGGGTCTTTGAGTATCTGACGTATTAGCTTAGTAGGCTTAGGTGTAGTGGTGACCATAATACGAGGGTGTTTCCCAAGTCTCATACAGAACTGTAACATAGACCATGTGTCCATATCTTTGTTCCAAGCAGCAGTCTCATCACACCAAGCTAACTCAAACTGAGGACCACGTAAACGCTCAGGTTCCTCAGCAGAGAAGAACTGTACTTGTGCGCCATTGTCCCACGATAGTGTCCGTTTGGTTGGTGACCAATCAGGGAAACCCATCTTCTTACCAGCGTAGGTCTTATCGCCCTTCCAGCAGATACTAAGGAAACCACTCTCGCCCTTAACCATAACACGTTCAATGTCTGAGTTAGTAGAGGCTACAGCAGCAATACGTTTAGTACCACGCTTTACATTCTCTCGTACCCACTCAACGCCTGATCTAGTCTTACCAAAGCCACGACCAGCATTAATAAACCATGTGTTCCAGTCACTACCGTCAGGCTCAAGTTGGTTATCTCTAGCCCAGAAGTTCCAGTCATGCTTTAGTTCGTCTACCTTACGTGGCCCTAGCTCATCAAAGAGTTCCTTGACCCTAGCAGCAGGTAACTCACGTAGAGTATCAGCCGTTATCTTCCTCTGGGGTCGGGTCATCAGTGTTCTTTCCTAGTAACGCCATGAGTGTGTCGGTTGCACTCTCGTCTAAGTCTGGGTCAGTATCTTGTTCGACTTCAATGTTAGTCTGTGTAGGTGACCAACCACCCTTACTACGTAGGAATAACTCTTGGGACTTGAAGTCACCTTCCATAGCTTGGTCGATGACCTTACGCCCAACAGCACCATTGATCTTCGCTCGTTCTTGTTCGATGAACGACCCATAAGTCTTATACATGGTAGACAGAGAACGTGGAGCATAAGTCAGATGCTGCATTGAAGCTATCATTTGACGTATGGCTATACCACCTTGGATACACTCCAAGATGTGTTTCTCTACGTTCTTACTGTAAGGTAGCTTCTCAGCCATACTAAAGTTCCTGTCTTTCAGACCACGACATAAAAGGTGTACTTATGTGGGTAGCGCAGATTCTATCCTATCAAGATGTCAGCAAGACCCTTTACTCTTGTTCTTAAGTTCGGAAGCATACGTCTTGGTTACTTGTAGGAAGATTGTAGAGACAACAACAAGTAGGGTACTTAAGTATATACTTAAGTTTTATACTCTACTGGTTATACTACATAGTGGAAAAACTTAAGTTAATACTATAGTAGTCTCTCTCTTACTATACTATAGGGATATATTTTAGAATCTTAGACACACTGTTTTGCAACTATTTTACAACCCTTTGTTTTACAACAAAAGAAAGTTTTACGTTTTGTGTCGTTTTTTGTAATAGTGTGACATTTGTACAACACCTTTGCTTCAGTGCCTTGGTTGGAACATGGTGTGGGGGACGAAAGTAATTTCTTGTTTTGGATTCATGTGGGGTGGCCTGAGGCCACTGATTCGTTCGTGTATGATCAAGGGGGCCCCAATGTCAACCCCCCAGTCTGTTGTAATTATGTCACACATTGGTTTAAAAACAGGGGTTGACAGAAGTTTTTACTTGACGAGGCGAGCGATTCGCCCTCCACCCCAACATTGATTCGGGTGTTACATTATCACACAACAACAAAAGAATTGAACGCTTGTTCACTTACTAACGTGTTGCACTTGTTACAATGTAACACCGCCGACTCCACTATATGACTCCAGCTAAAACCATGCACGATACCATACTAGACTCGCCGCAATACTCACAAAAACCGTTCTCACAGTCTGGCTCTAGCTCTGCGCTATACTCTTCACAGTCCAAGCTAGTGCAGATAGCAGGCACTACGGACTCCATCGCGTGGTGGGCTATCAGGTCAAGTCCGGACTCATATCCATATTGCTCTGCTAGTATTGCCAGAGACTCGTTGTCGTTACGTCGTTTCATTACACTGACTCCTTTATCAATTGTTTTGCTTTACGTTTGCTTGCACCATGCGCCACGATTGCCACGCTCTTAGCTTTAACGCTGTTGCCCCCACATAACTTGCAGCTTGCACAAGTAGCACGATTGCCAGCCTCGTCACTAGCAGGACATAAGACTTCTCTACCTTTAATAAGCTTATCTAATGACGATATGACTCGGAATGTACGTTCGCCCCTAGACCATGCGCTATGCGCTTGTGTGGCGGTATCCGCGCTTGTCATGATGGTTTGTGGCATAGGATTCGTAGGATTGTGTGTGTAAGCTGTGACATAATCGGCCCCACTGATAAGCGAGTCCCATATGTAAGATGGAACGGCGGCAGGATCACCATAAGAACCCAAACGGACGCCACGCAAGAGTCCTATAGCACGAATTGCGTCGTGACCTTGTGCGATTTCATAAGCGCCACGATTGTACGCTTTAAAAACACCATTAGGTGCGAACAAAAGATTCACGTAACACGTTCGATCCTTTGCCCAACCCGTGGCCTTGTTTGACGGTTTGCCTTTGTGCATACAATCGCCACAAATTGAAGAATCCGCACCAGTCCGACTCGCTGTTATAGGGTCGATATCCGAACGTAGAATCCAAGTCTGGACCATATCCCCCGTTTTACGATTGCCTGTTTTGACTTGTGCAATTGCTACAATTGGCATTCCGTCAATCTGCGACGGCCCTTCATAAATAACATAAGACTTATTGGGCATTATTTTGACTCCTTATTTATACACTGACCAAACGTCAGTTGACCTGTAAACCTTAAGCAAAGAATCTAGGTCACGAATTACGTTTTTGAGGTGAT